GCGTAGCCGTCCGGGGGTTTGGGGGTTGATACCCCCAACGCAATTAAAATAAAATGACAGGGGTCGGCTTAGACGACAGCGGGGTGTCTCTACGTTTCGGGAACTGCAACAATGGCTTGAATGACGGGCCTGCGTGTTTGAATCTGAACAACAGTGCCGGGAACGCGAACTGGAACATCTCTGCCTCTGTTTATCTATCACAGTTTAAAAACTGTTCTGAAATGCCTAAGCCGATCATTTACACCCCAGGCTCTTGAAACAGGGCTATATCCGCCTCGATGGACCGGTGAGTGGAAATGAATCCGATACAGGGCAGGCCATAAAGCGGTCGCACCTATGGTCTGTAGGAGATAGAAGAAAAAAACATCTTATAGGAGTATATAATCATGCACAGGGACTTACTGTGGGAACGAATGCAAGTAACGTATAAAGATCCCGGTATGAAACAATACAAATATCTGTATCAAAAGATGCTCGATGAAAACGTTATTCGACGAGCATACAGAAAATTGCGTAAAGGTAAAACCAAACGGAAAGAAATAAAAGAGATAGACACCAACCTGGATTACTGGGTTGAGAAAATGCGGGTGATGATCGAAAACACAAAACCGTCCGGAGAAAAAGTTGAACATCCGGAGCTGGCTTTTAAACCGGTACATCATAAGCCAAAGATGATACTGGAACACGGCAAGCTCCGGAAAATTTACATGCCAACGATTATTGAACAGTGGCTGCATCATGTCATTATTCAAATTTTGGCGCCAATCGTTTTAGCAACTGCTTCGCCGAATGTGTGTGGAAGCTTTCCCCGTAGAGGACCGCACTATGGTAAAAGAAAGATCGTGCGCTGGATAAAGAGCGGAAAGAACGTCAGATGGCTTGCTAAGATGGATATTCGGCATTTTTACGATTCTATCCGATATGGAGTGCTCGTTAATGAGTTGCGAAAACGTATAAAGGATGAATGGTTTCTTTATATTATTATGCTGTGTCTAAGTGAGTTCAAAAAGGGACTGCCGCTCGGGTATTATATCAGTCAATGGCTGGCTAATTATATTCTTGAACCCGTAGACCGGCTGATCAGGAGCATTTCCGCCCAGTATATTCGATACATGGATGATATCGTGATATTCAGCAACCGGAAAAAGACTCTTAAAGACGCCGTGAATAAAATCAGTACCATGTTGGGGCGGCGATTTATTCTCAATCTTAAAAGCAATTATCAGGTAATGTGGTTTCATGATGAAAAGAATCGAGGCCACAGATTAAATTTTATGGGTTTTATATTCTATCGTAACCGTACAATCATCCGCAAATCTATCATGTTAAATATCACCCGGTTGGCTCAAAAGATATTTCGACTTGTTAGAAAAGGATATAATATTTATCGAAAATACGCGTCGGCGATGCTTAGCTATCTTGGCTGGTTTAAACACACGGATTCGTATAATTGTTTTGTCAATCGTATAGAGCCGTATGTGAGCGTTGCTATGCTCAAAGGTATTATTTCAAGAAAGGACAGGAGGGACAGACATGACCGAATGGAAAGAAACAAGATTCTCGGAGAAACCAGACTTGCTGCTTAGAATTTCTCCGACGAAGTATCTACAGACGAGAAATGCCAAGCTTGTTACCGACGAAGAATACGGTGATTCGTGGGTTTGTGAAAGTCGTGAAGTGGGAGAGGACGAGATTCAGATTATATCAACCCTGGAGGACCAGTCCGATACCTTAACGGATGTTATGCTGGCCATGACAGAGCTGGCTTCTCAGATCGGAGGTGAATAATGATGGCAAAGATTTATTACCGATTGATTAAAGCCGGAGATTTTACCATTGATCAGGTACCAGCAAGATATAAGGAAGCCGTACAGAAACTGATGGACACGGACGAAGAAACAAAGGAGTGATGAACGATGGGATTAACTCATAATGATGTCATTGTCGATAACGACGCAAAATTTGTTATTGACATCAATACACGTAAGATAAGCGGGTCATCGAACAAAGTAATCCTTGTTCAGGGGGATAATGCATCCGAGCGTGTTGGGTTCTCCATCCCACGGTATAACGATGGACACGATATGTCTGAGACCGACCGGATCACAATTTTGTGGGTAAACGGCGACGTCGAGGGCAGTTATATTGTGGATGATGCTGTCGTTGGAGAAGACGAAGAATCTGTAGAGTTTACCTGGCTTATACAGAACAGTTCCACTCAGAACGAGGCAACATTGGCCTTTGCCGTGATGTTTCAATGTTTTGATTCAGAAGGTGTTGAGACATATCGGTGGTCTACGCTTGCCTGTTCTCTGTTTTCGGTAGCGAGGAGGATAAGTGGGAGCACCGAAGCCATCGTGAACGAGGTGGCTGATAATCTTTCCAGGGTGATTAATCTTCTGGAGGCAAAGATTGTATCCATAGACAGCACTCTGACCAAGACAGGGTATGCAGCGGATGCTAAAACGACAGGAGACAAGCTGAATACGAAAGTAAACATCTCGCAGGGTACAGACAACTCCGGCAAGGTTCTGAGGGTAGGAACTAATGGAAATGTTACTCTTGGCACAATGTCTGTCAGCGATGACGGCGATGGCAATGTGACACTATCTATTAAATAGGAGGAATTTCAAAATGGAACTTAAAGATACTGTGGATCTTATGAACAGCGAGGACTATAAAGAAAGATTTAAAGCCGAATATCTTCAGACAAAAATTCGGAAAGATAAGTTACATGCGATGCTTATTAAAAATGAAGCCGGAACGTTAGATTTTAAACCGACATGCTCGACGACAATATTAATGAGGCAGCAGAACGCCATGAACGAATATCTGAAACTGCTGGAGATCAGGGCGGAAATAGAGGGTATTAGTCTCGACTAAGGGGGGGAATTCCAAAATGGAACCATGGGTTCAGATTGTATTAACAGTGTTTAGTTCGGTATTGGCATCATCTGGATTGTGGGCATATATAGCTAAACGACGCGAGAGTAAGGATATTAAAACAGAACTTCTTGTGGGAATAGCCCATGACCGTATTACATGGCTTGGAATGCATTACATCAAAAGAGGTTATATAACCAGGGATGAGTATGAAAATCTTCACGACTATCTATACGCCCCATATGCGAAGATGGGCGGCAATGGTTCAGCAAAACGAATTATGGCTGAAGTGGATAAACTGGATATAAGAGAACATTCTAAGGGGGACTGATATTATGAAAATGAGCAATAAGGTTTATGACGTGTTAAAATGGGCGGCACAGTATCTGCTTCCGGCGGCCGGCACTTTATATTTTGCACTGGCGAATGTGTGGGGACTGCCGTTCGGTGAGCAGGTTGTGGGCACCATCACAGCGGTGGATACCTTCCTGGGAGTTGTCCTGGGAATCAGCTCAAACCAATACAATAAGTCCACGAGTGATACTACCACGGCGTAAAAGTCTATGCTAGAAAAACAAATGTTAAGCTAGCAAAGACTATGCGCGAAAGAAACACTTCCTTTAATAGTGGAGGTGATGGACATGCTTGTATATGACTGTGTCGAATGTATAAAGAAGGTAAAAAAGACGTATCCGTTAATTCCGAAATGGATTATAGTGAGAGTCTTGTATGCCGAAGATTTGTATATGTACGACAAAGGAATAATCACGTATATGCCCAAACTTAAAGATTGGACTGGTAAGTAAAGAAGCAAGAGAGCCTGAGTGTAACAGCTTGGGCTCTTTTCTTTTTTATTTAAAGAAAGGAGAATTTTATGTACAAAGCAGAGGAATATGTACCCAACATTAGACTGAAATACAAAAATCTGGAAGAAGCGCTTGCTAAGGCTGACGAATGGCATAATAAATTGTGCGAGCTGCTTAACATAGGTCATGAGATGTTGCGTCTGATACCTGAGTTAGAAGCAGAAATAAACCGGTCACCGTGTAATTCAGCGACCGGTTTAGATGACGACGACAGTAATAATTAAAATAGAGAGGTAATAGCTGTATTGTCCGGGACGCGGAATATTTCAAATTCTTTACTTTGATCCATAGCGTGCATAGAATCACCAGGTTCAAAATCATGTAAGATTCCACATCCCGGACAAGTTCTTTTACGATAGTTTTTATACGGATCGTTATATTCAAGTTGGTTGTCTCGTATAAGATAACGACATCCGCACTCACATTTCACCAAAAACATATCTTCACCTTCTTCCCTTATTGAAAATTATATTCCCACTATACAACAAAACTAAAATTATTACAAGGGAGGCGATTCAAACGGATAAGGTATTACTAACAATCAATGAAACCTGCGACTATTTGGGGATGGGGCAGACAAAGGTGCGGGCGCTTCTTCGGGACAGCGACTGGTCTCTCAAAATAGGAAACAAATGGTACGCACATAAAAAGAAGCTTGACAAATGGCTGGACGAGCAGACACAAAAATGGTAGAATGGAGTCATATCTTAATGATTCTTCCCAAATCTACGGAAAGGAGCTTGAATGGGAAAATCTTTAAACGGGAAGGAACTTGGTAAGGGTATCAGTCAGCGTAAGGACGGAAAGTACATGGCACGCTTCACTGATCGGTTTGGTAAATCCAAATGTTTATATGACAAGACTCTTAACGGTATAAGAAAAAAACTACGGGACGCACAATATGAGGACGAACGGGCGTTGAATCTGGCTTCATCGGATATGACACTGGACGAGTGGTTTGATATTTGGATCAGGGAATTCAAGACAAATTGTCGGGATACGACGATATGCCATTATAAACAATTGTATTCTGCAATACACAAAACTTTAGGACAGTGCGAATTACGATTCCTTAATGCTCTTATGATTCAGCAGGCTTTAAATAATATTGAGTCAATACCTGTTAGAAAAGAAGCCAGAATGCTGTTAATTACTATACTAAATCAGGCTGTTGAAACAGAACTGTTAAATAAAAATCCGGCTTGTAAATTAAAATCAATAAAATATAAGCCGGCTGCGAAAAGGATACTTTCGTCCGACGAAGAAGTAATATTTTTTAATTTCGCGAAAAAACGTGCTCATTATGAAGAATATGAACTTGCGTTGGAAACGGGTATGCGCGCCGGGGAAATTTGTGGCCTTCAATGGGACGATGTAGATTTTGAAAATAAATTAATTCGTGTAAAACGTACCATGATTTATATAAATAAAAATTCTAATGGCGTCAATCATGGACTGCATGAACCAAAAACCTCTAACGGTGAGAGAATAATTCCATTAACCGCCAGAGGGCTAAAAATATTAACAGCTCAATATGGTAAGACGGGAAGTATGCCTGAGATAAAAGGTTTTGGGCGTCTTGTATTCAGAACACGGACAGACAGGCCGATAGCACCAGGCGAATTGACGCAACTGCTTGGGTATACCTGCAGAAGTATTCGGACACTTTATCCGGATTTTAAACCTATAACTATGCACACGTTTCGCCACACTTTTGCGTCGAAAGCCATTGCTAAAGGAATGAGACCCAAAACATTACAAAAAATTCTCGGTCATAGTACCTTGTCTATGACAATGGATTTATATTGTCATGTAAGCGACAGCTCGTTGTTTGACGAAATGAAAAAACTAGAGGCGTAAATTGTGTACAAACTGTGTATATAACCGTGTGCAGTAGCTGAAATACGCGTAAATATGCGGCTTCAGACCAATTTATAAAAAATTTAGAATCTAACTGTTAAATTTTTCATAAATCGCTGAAAAGCTTGCTTTTTGGCCTGTTTACGGCATTTACAAGGTATTTTCGTTTTGCTGAAACTATCGTAACTTATCATATCTTATCATAGTTTGATGAAAAAATTGTGTATAAATTTGTGTACAGCAGATTGGCAGAATCATTAGGATATATTCAGCTTTGAGTGATATAATAAGGGCGTTGAGTGTATAATTCGATGCTCTTATTATATTGTTCAAAGGAGTCTGCTCATGAATAAAATGTCTATTTGCAAGAATTGTGGGAACGCTTCAAAATATTATGACCGGGTAAACCGAATTGTCAGAACAAAAATGCGGCAGACAAATTACATAAAAGTTCCACGTTATAAATGTCCATCCTGCGGCGAGATACACAGAAACCTCCCTTCTTTTATATTTCCCTACAAACAATATGAAGCAGAGATCATTCGAGGCGTTGTGGAAGGTCTGATTACAACTGACACGCTTGGATACGAAGACTACCCATGCGAGATGACGATGCTGAGATGGTGCCAGATTCTATCCTAAATTTATTCTTTGTATTCTGATATTGTTTTATGCATTTCAATACAATCGCGTATGTCTGCTATGAAAATACCTACTGCGACAAAAGTCAAGGCCGTTTTGAGCTTATAGTTCATTATACCGCCATGTTTATTACATACTTCGTGAAGAAATTTGGCAGTTCCGTGTAAATTTTTATTCATGATATTGATTCCTTTTTGTTTTAAATTATATCATCTCACGCAAAAAATGCAAGGTCTTTAATGGGAGGTGATAATATGTTAAAAATAATATCAGCGTCTTTATATCTAATAATTGGTGGATATATTGAGGTGCAAATTTTAGCTACATATAAAAGCGAAAATGTACGATATTCAATAATCGAATTGTTATTAGGCGGACTGCTTGATGTAATATTTTGGCCATTAGTTATCATATTTCAAAAGGATTGAGCTCTAGCAAGGGCTCTTCTTTTTATTCAGATTCTATCCTAGAAAAACATCTGTAAATCTAGGATAGACTTTCACGCAAAAGATACAGTTTCTACTATGAGGAGGTGACATTATGAATAAGTATAAATTGACGTGCAAGATTCATTATTTGGAAGATTTGCTTTTGAGGAGTAAAAACATTCAGGAGCAGCTGCAAATAAGAGAAAGATTGCAAAAATTAAGAATGACGTACCAAAACATGGAACGAGCTCAGGCATAACACCTGGGCTTTTCTTTTTGCGCGATTTTTACAATATCTCTTATGAGGAGGTGAGACTGATGAATGAAGATTTGAAACTTATATTAGGATTATTGGCAGTCGGTGTATTGCCGATGTTCCTAATGATATTGCATTATCTGTTTATTGGCTACTGATTATGGAACCTGAGCGTAACAGCTTAGGTTCTTTTATTTTCACTGACTTTGTTTTTACAAGTAACTAGTGCACTAATAAGATGATACATGAAAGGAGGATATTTTATGAGTTATGTAAACCAGTATGAGCTATGTCTTGACGAACTTCAGCGGCCATATCTGGATATGAAGGAAGGTTTGTTTACGAAAACTCCGGTTCTGAACACAGGCTTCTCCATGTTCGATTTCGCGGAGAATTGTCTGGAACTCAACAAGAAAGCCGAAGAACATATGTTTATGATAGCTCTGGATACGAAACTCAAAATAATTGGTGTGTTCGAGCTGTCACATGGAACTGTTGATTTGACGTTTATCCAGCCAAGGGAAGCATTTATACGGGCACTGTTGTGCGGAGCCGTGTCTGTTATATTTGTACATAATCATCCGTCAGGCGACACAACACCGTCACAAGCGGATATTCAGGCCTGTGACGATCTTGTTAAAGCTGGTGAGCTGCTTCGGATACCGGTATTAGATTTTGCTATTGTAGCACGCAATTCGAGTTTAAGTTTTTACGAATATGGGTTAATCACAAGACGGGAGGCACAAAGCAATGAAAACGGAATTGTCAAAGAAAAATAAATGGTGGATACCAAAGCACCGGAGACTGGAGCTTCAGCATTTTTGTCTGCAATATCCTGACTGGGCTAAGGAGGCCATGTATATCAGCAATTATGTGTCAGGAGTTGATTTTACACAGCCACGGCCGGTTAATCGGAATCTTAAAGATGTGACCGGCGAATTGGCGGAAAGGTTAGCTATTTTGGACTATCGGATGCAGATGGTAAAGGATTGCGCTTACCATGCCGATTCCGAACTGTGTTTTTATATTCGAACCGGTGTCACAAGAGGATGGGTTTATCCAAGGTTAAAAACGAAAATGGATATTCCGTGCTGTCAGGACACTTATTACGATCGTTTGAGAAAATTCTTCTGGTTTCTGGACAAAGCGCGAAATTAACACCGCCTATTGTGAAAGGAGGATAAGACTATGATTAAAAATGTGCTACTTTATGTATTGACGATTTTAAGCTCGTTGATGATCGGATTATTGGCTGGAGTATTTTGCGCCAATTATGCGATTACAACAAGCAAATCGTATCGTGAATGTTTAAAAGAAATTAATCATTAATCTCAAAAACGATCGAGCTCTAGCAAGGGCTCTTTCGTTTTTCCGTACGCAGACACCCAAAACCTATGATATTTTAATAAAACGAAAGGAGGCGCAGATGTTACCTGTTATATTGATTATTATAGCATTCATAGTAGTATTTGCATTGGGATGTATCGTCGGCTGGGAATTTGAGAAAAACCAAACCACGTTTGGCTGTATTTACTGGTATATAATGGAGGACGGTAAAACCGTATACCGGATAGAAGTAGAAAGTCTGGATAAATTACCGACGCTTAAAAATGTGAACATAAAGGTTATTAAAGATTTCGACCCGGCTATATTTGATTCGCAAAAATAACATCTACTGCTATGAAACTATATTTCAGAAAGGAGAATGCAATATGGAAACAAGAGATGTACTGGAACAGGAAATTCAGGCGACTTTATCAAAACTTTCGGAAACGGAAGCAGTGTCTGAGGAAGGAAAGGCATTGTTGGACAAAGCCAATGTTCTGTATAAGCTGAAAAACGAAGGTGATAAGAACATGATTCAGGAGGAAGAGATTTATCAGAAGATCGAATCTCAGGCGAAAGAATCAAAGAAAGATCGCATCTGGAAGGCTGGCACAGAGGTTGGAAAAACTGTCGCGCAGTGTGCGTTCCTGACGACGATGCTCGGATGTATCATGAAGTTCGAGGAAAGTGGTCAGGCTTTTGTGAGCCAGGCAGCAAAAATTGTATTTGGTCATTTTAGATTGAAATAATAGTTCTGGCGGAGGATTGTGCGAGAATAGCATGGTCTTCTGCTTTTTCTTCAATATTCTTTTATATTCCTCTTTAACTCTACAGCAAGACATGATAATATGGAACAAAGATGACCGCAACAGAGAAGGAGGATAATATGAGTTTATTTTCAGAAATTATGAACAAAATCGCAAGCAACGGTTATATTTGTCCCGAATGCGGCGCGGAAATGGAATTCGCGGACGATGATGTGTTAGTTTGCCCGACCTGCAATTATTCTTGCGATAAAGACGATTACACGGATGTTAAGCTGGAAGAAGAGGGGTTTTACGATAATGAAGACGAGGACCCTGATTACAATGAAAACACGTACGAGGATTTGTGATTAAAGCGCCATTTTTACATTTCCTCTTATGAAACAATAACATTTTTAAGGAGGAAATGAAGATGGCAAAAATTAACGAAACGGCAGAAAAGGGATTGATTGTAAAATTCAAAAGTATTTTTGCACTTGAAAAAGAGTTTGTGAATGTCCTCGTTGAACTTGCAGAGGATGGAGTAGACGAATCTTTGCTTCTGCAATTATATGCGACATTCAATACTCTCAAAGGTATAGCAGAACGTAATGCTGTGAATTTTGCAAAACGCTCTACTATTTCTGCTGAGAAAGGCTGCTTAATTAAGGAACTTAAGGAAATGTTAGATAAAAGAGAAAAGGAGGAGGAGTCCTGACAAGGGCTCTTCTTTTTGCCCGGGAGGATATTATGCGATACCACACAGAGCCACAGGAAATTGAAACAGCACGTTACGGTCGTACTTATGTTTGTGACCATCCTGTTTATACAAAATGTACTTTGTTTAAAATGGAAGATAGAGGTCTGGCTGTAATTCAGCAAAGATATACCCCCGGTAAAAAGACTACTTCCTGGGGGCCGATAGACCCGTGGCTGTGTGATATTTTATATACGAACAAGAATTTTATGAAGTATTTTAATGAACGGGCTGGCGTACGTGACAAAAATAAAATATATCCGACCGTGACCATCAGACAGATTATGTGGGCGCTCAAGATCAAACCATTGAAGAAAGAACGTTGGGAAACGTGTTTTGACAGGAAGGAGGTTTAGGCCGCGAAAGTTACACGCTCTCTTATGGAGGAATAATCCTTACAAAATTTTAGAAGGGAGTTCTTAACATGAGAGAACTGAAAATTGAATTATCGTATTACGAAGGTCGTGAATCTGATTTAAACACACTTATGATGTTAGCAGAGCGCTATAATTTGGAGTATAACGCTGCGACAGCTCCATTTTGGACGGTGTCGGACACAAAAACAAAAGAAACCCTGTTAACATCGGATGGCGTAACGCGGGTTTACATTTCTGGCGACAATAATAATAATATCGAACAATTCTTGAATGAATTAAATGAATGGTGTACTAAATTTTAAGGAAAATTTCCAAAACAGAAAGAGCTCTTGCAAAAAAGCAGGGGCTCTTGTTTTTCCGGTTAATTATTTTCTGAGAAGTTGGGATATATAAGCTTCAGATACACCTAGTTCAAAGGCGATGTCTTTTTGTTTCATGCCTTCTTTCTTCATACGGCGAATATCGTCCAGGTAATCCATTTTACGCTGTACGGGGGAAGTAGATGACATGGTTGTGCGGTGAAAACCCGTTTCGTATGAACGGTGACTAAAAGTAATAACGCCGTCCGAAGTACATTTGCGCATTGTTATTCTACCCTCGTTTGCATAAACTTCCGTTCCGGGCATGTTCACTAAATCTTCTAGTGTGATATTGCGGATATTTTTGGGTAACTGAAAACGAGCTTCTGCTCTGGGAATTCTGGGGCACATTGTTATGACCTCCTGTTAATTTAGTAAATTAATTTAATTCAGTAAATTCATTATATAAAATAGCTTTTAAAATGTCAAGCGCGAAATTTACACTTCCTATAGTGAAAGGAGTGATATTTATGAAGAATTTTATTAAGAACCTGTTGACAAATGTTATCACAGTAGCGGTTTTAACACCGGTAGTTGTTATTGCAACTTCGGTAGGAATCACGCTGTGGAACGAAGTAATTGAATCACGGTTAGTAAAATTATTGAGAAAAATCACAAAGAAAGAAGGAGGAAACGAATAATGGCGTTGATTATCAGTATTATGGTAGGCGTCACCTGTTATGTGATATTAAGATTTTTAACAGATGACAAATAATCAGAAAACAGATAAGAGCGGCACGATTTGTGCCCTCTTTTCTTTTTACGCCAAAAATACACCCTCTATAACGAAAGGAGGATGAGAATATGATCTTATTTACGATGTTAGTGATAGCGGCAATAGTGGCTATTGTCATTGCGATTATAGTTGTCGGCGCTGTAGGCGGTGCAACAATAATTGTATTTGGCGATGTAATTGTGTGTATAGTGATAATCGTGATGCTGATTAAATGGCTCATCACGAGAAGGAAGAAATAGATCCCGCAATGGGGTCTTTTCTTTTTGTACCGAACACAAGATCACGCAGAAAAAACAATCTCTATAGTGAAAGGAGGAATAGCTTCATGAAAAAATTTAGATGGGCAAAAAGTCTGGGCGGTTTAATGATAGGTGCTTTTATTACGGCACTGTCAACGAGATTGACCGTCTTAGAAGAAGTCGACCGGAAGTTAAAGAAGGATGGAGTTGTTACCGATAAGAAGGAAGAGTCCTAACAGGGGCTCTTTACTTTTGTGAAAGGAGAAAAGATGGATGATAACATAATGTGCAAAAATATTATCCGGAATCTTATAACTCAGTGGGAACTTGACATGACTCAACTTAAAAGCAAAAAGAACGATTGGGAATTTCAGCAAATAAGTTACTACAAATGGGCAGGAAAAGAAATACTTGAACGAATGCACCAATGGCCGGAAAGAGACCCACTGACGATTGTTTATGATTTCCTGTCAGAAATGTCGAATCTTGACAAGGATAATATTGCACACGCTTTCCAATTCGAGTCGGCATTTGATGCGGGCATCATGATATCTGATGAAATCAATTATTATTTTCGAGAAAAGGAGAAAGTATCATGAAAAAAGTACCAATACCAAAACTCATAAAATTGGTCCAGATTGAAGCAGTTAAACATGCTCCTGGGATATTGACAGGTCTCGGTATAGCTGGATCAATAACAGCTGTGATATTTACCGGTGAGGCAACAGTTAAGGCCGTCAAGCTTGTAGAAGAGGACAAAAAGAAAAAAATGAACGAAAACCCGGAAGCTGAATACACGAAGATGGATGCTGTTAAAGCCGGATGGAAACCGTACATAAAACCGGTAATAACCTTAGCAGCGTCGACAGCTTGCCTGATTGGCTCCTGCTCAGTCAGTGCCAAAAGAAATGCTGCTTTGATGACAGCTTATACCTTAGCCGATAATGCCCGAACAGAGTATTCTGACAAGGTAAAAGAACTTCTTGGCGAAAAGAAAGACCAGAAAATAAAAGACGAGATTGCTAAGGATCATGCTGATACAGCTCAATCAGACAATCCCATTATTATAACAGGCAAAGGAAAAACAAAATTCCTTGACTTGAATTTCGGAGATATTTTCGAGAGTGATATGGATAAAATGCGAAAAGTTGAAAATGTTTTGAATCAACGTCTGTCACAAGATATGTATGTATCGCTTAATGAGTTTTATTACGAAATAGGACATCCCGAATCGAAAATGGGAAACGAACTCGGTTGGAATATTAATGATGGCTGGGTAAGGTTTAATTTCTCGGCGCAGATAAAAGACGACGAGCCTTTGATATGTCTTGATTACGATTTGTCTCCGAGATTCAATTATTCGACGTTATTATAGTCACGCGCAAAAATTACAAGGAGTCTAATGAAAGAAAACATTATTCGAGGAGGAATTAAAAATGGAAGAAAACTATGAAGTAACAGAAACTACGACAGAGGAAGCTTGCGAAATCCCTTCTGATGAAGGCATAAGCGGATATCTTCTTCTCGGAGCAGGAGCACTTATTGGTGGCTTAGCAGTAGCTGGCAGCAAAAAATTGTTTGGCTTCGGAAAGAAGTTGTGGAACGAATGCAAGGAAAAGAAGGCGAAGAAGAAAGTCGAGAAAGGAGAAACTGTGACGACAGAGGATGGAACCGAAGTTGTTGGTTCCGACGACGAAGAATGATTTTTGGAGAGGGAGTACCTGTAACAAGGTATTCTCTCTTTTGTTTTTAAGGAGTTGATATTTTTATGAACCAGTATACATACGAGGGCCCGGTTATGGAGTTTGACCGCTGTATATCTGACAGCTGGCGAGGAAGTACCTTTGCTGTATCACCGAACAAAGCTCGAAGTAATCTGGCCTATCAATTTAAAAAGAAATTCAACAGGCTGCCCAGTACGAAGATAACTCTGCCGGGAAAAATCATGCTTGTAGAAAGGGGCAACTGATGGAAACAAATTATGCATCGAACAGCTTCAAATCTAAGAAAGAAGAGAAGAAGTCTGTCGAGAAGAAAAAAGTACAGAAAGTCGTCAGCGGAAAAGTTATCACCAAGAAACAGACGGGAGTGAGGAAGCTGGCCAATCTTTTTCGACCGGATGATATTGCCAGTGTCAAAGAGCGAATTGTCGAGGATGTAATTATTCCAAAGACGAAGGACGTTCTTTTAGATACTGTAACCATGATCTTATATGGTAAGACAAGACGCGGAGGAGGCCCTGGAATTCCAGCAACGAGAACTTCATACAGTTCATACTTCAACGGCAGCCAGAGAGATTCTACCG